TCAATCCAATTCGGGAAAGGCAAAGCGCGCGGCAATCCGCCGCGCCCAGGGCGCCGACAGCGCGCTTTCGATCACACCATGCCCGCCAAAGGCATGAATGAAGCTGACTATGGCGCAAGGGGCACCGGTGAAGCCGACGAGCCCGAGGTGCTTGGCGACCGCACCGTCCCGCATGCGAAACAGCAGGACATCGCCTGGAGAATAAGCCTGCGTGACCGCATAGGGCCGAAGGTGCCGTAGGGCAGCCCTCCACAACAATTCGTCTCGGTCAGGCTCGGACCAGTCAGGCGTGTAGGCGGGCAAGGGCTCTGGTTCCATCCCGTAAAGGCCGCGCCAGACGCCTCGGATCAAACCCAGGCAATCAGCGCCTGCGCCCCGAACCGATGCCTGATGCAGATAAGGCGTGCCGATCCAGGTCCGCGCGATCTCGACTGCCCGTTCGCCTACCGTCATCTGTTCATGCTCCCGCCATCGTTCAGACCACCTCGCGACGGAAAGGCCATCAGCCAATCTTCGCCTGGGATCGCGGGAAATCCCTGAAAATTGAGAAAGTTGGCAAACTTCAGTTTGCACGTATCTGCCCTTTTGTCGCAGCCCGCTTCGATGCGCACTTGGTCCCCTGCCTCAGGCTCAAGTCCCAGTCGCTGCCACAGCTCGACCGTTCGCCGGCCGGACGCTTCCAACCGGTCGTTCTTGACCACACCCGTCAGCCCCGCTGCCCTCCCGGTCAGGATGCGCAGCTGTCCTTTTTCGAAGAATCTGTCGGGGAACACGTTGAGGGTAGAAAAGGCAAAAACCCTGTTCCCTTCGACGCTTTCGACCCCTCGCTCGTTCGACAGGCCCGGCTGGTTCAGATCGACCCCGCAACGTTCGTCACCCAGGACAGCGGTGCACCGTGACTGGTAGATTCGCCCGCGGGGCCGGTTCAACGCCTCCGTCATGCCGCGGAGTTCTGCAGTGAAGGCGCCGCCCACCCGTCCGATCTCACCGATCGTTCCGCGAAATTCAGGTGCCCTGATGGTCACGTCCTGCCAGTTCACCAGCCAGCATTTCACCTCGGCCCCGTCATAGCGGCCCGCCAGGATATCCACCTCGCTCACGGCATCAGACGACAGTGCGCCGACGGCTTCGCTGTTGTCGACTGCCAGCCCGGTAGCGGTCTGCAAGGCCCGCGCGGTCAGGCCCGATTCAGCCCGAAAGGTAATCCCGTCGAACACCAGGTCGCGGTCATGATCGGTAAAGCCCAGGACTGCGCCGTCCGCGCGCGTCACCGAATAACAACGCGCGATGGTAGTGGTTCCTGAGGCAAGATGGTCTTTCAGTGCCCGTGGGTAGGTCACAGCCTGACCTCCACAACCGGCACGTGCGGCACCTCACCCGCCTGAAACGAAGCAACGGAGACCTGGATCCGGTCCACATCGAAGCGCACGGGGACATCGAATTCGAACCCGGCCGTGACCTGTTCCCCGACGGCTGGCGGCGTCGTAAAGGCTACAATTCCGGTCTCCAATTCCAGACCGAAATGTAGGCCGTCCTGCGCTTCATCGCCCTGCAGTCCGATCCGGACCGTCCCTTCGACAGGTTTCGCGATCCGACGCACGTGCCGGGACGGGCCGGAGGCATAGGTCTTGGTCAGTTGGAAACGCGTGCGTATTCCGTCTCCGACACCGATCACCTGATCTTCGAATCCAATCGCTGCGGACGACCGACAGCTTTTGAAATCCGCCCAGTCCTTCCATCGGAAGGCATGCAGCTGTCCGTGTCTTGCCTCAAAAAACGCAATGAGTTCGCCAATATCGTCAAGGCTCCTGAGCGAGACCCCTGCGTCATATCGCCTTCGTGACTCGGCCCAGGGCGTGTTGCGTTCCTCAAACCCGTTCTGCAGCGTCACGACCTCGGTTCGCCGCTCGGGTCCTCCGACTGAACCAAACGACAGGTTTGCCGGAAACCTCACTTCATGAAACGCCATTGTGTCCTCACCTGTTCCTGTCGCCTCGCGCCAGCGCACGCGCCATCTGCGCGGCGATCTGGCTCTGACTGCGTTCGAACGCCCGAATGTCCGGGGTCGAGATGTTGACCGTGATATTGACTGGCCGGCCGCCTCCCTGGGCCTGCACGCCCAGTCGCCCGTCCGCACTGCGTGCCAGCGGCATGATCGCTTCAGGTCCTGCCTCACCCATCAGCCCACCCCCTCCCCTCATTGCAAAGGGCGTGGGGCCCGTTACGACGCCGCCCCGGGCAAAAGGCATCACCCTGCCCTGCGAAAAAGCCGCGCCCTGCGCAAAAGGGAAAAGCCCTGACAGCATCCCGCTGATGCCTGTCGCAACCGCGCCTCCGACCGCATTTTGGATCGGTCGCAGCGCGACATTGTAAACATTGTCCACCATCATCTGCCCGACCTGCTTCAGCGCATCCGACAGCTTCAGCCCATCGAATATCAGCCCGTCGAACGCACTTCTCAGCCCTCTTCCGATCCCCAGCGACAGGCTATTGGCCTCGCGCGTCGCAAAGACCATGCTGTCCTTGATCGCCAGAAGTTCGGTGTCGAATGCTGCGACCACTGCCTGCGCGCCCCCGAGCGACTGCTCCAGCGCCAGAATCTGCTGCTGAAACGCGTCGACCCCGTCTGTCCCCCACACCCGGTCCTCAGACATTCCCTTCCTCCTTGCAGATATCCGGCCAGACCGACCTCAGTGCCTCGAGCCTGTCGCGGCCCATAGGCCTGACAGCCGCAGGATCGCCCAGCATCAGAGCCAATTCGGCAGGGGTCAGGTTCCAGAACTGCTCGGGCGTCAGCCGGAGCTTCACAAGGCCAGCCCGCAGCAGCCCCGGCCAGTCCAGCGCCCGGCTCAAATGGTGTCGCCCGGCAGGGCAAAGGCTCTCACGAGCAGTTCGGCCGCAATGCGCACTGCCGCCACCGGACCGCCGCCGATCTCCGCTGCCGACAGGTCGGCGGCCGTTCCCTGCCATCCCCCGCCCCTTAGCCCGGCGAGGAGAACCGCAACCACATCTCGGGCGGCAAATCTTCCGCTCTCAAATCTCTCGGCCAGGTCCGCCAGCGAGTCGGCTCCGAGTCCCGCCTCCAGTTCGGCCAGTGCCCCCAGCGTCAGCCGTGCGGTCTGCGGCGTGCCGTTCAGGACCAGATGCACTTCGCCTGCCCACGGATTTGCCATCAGATCGCCGTGAAGGTCAGGACACCGGCCGAGGCCAGCGAAAGCTCGTAGGTCGCTTCGCCATCAAAGCTTCCCGCATACTCGATCGCGGTGATCTGAAACGGACCCTCGATGATGCCGAAGCTCGGGACGATCACTTGGAAGACCTCGACAGTACCGGCGAAGAATATCTGTCGCGCACGATCGTCGCTGTTGGCATCCACGAAGACCCCCGACCCCGAGACACTCGCGGACCGCACGCCGGCGCCCGACAGAAGTTCTCGCCACCCCCCCTGGCTCTCCAGAGATGTCACATCGATGGTCTGAGCATTGAAGCTGATCCGCGTCGCACGCAGCCCTGCAACCGTTGCGAAGTTAGCTCCCCCGAGGTCGAGCTTGATCAGCAGGTCCTTGCCGTTCTGGGCAACCATGTCCGTTCTCCGAAATATGAAGGAATCTATGGGGCTGGCCCCGCCAGGAACCGGCGATCCGGTTCGATTTATGCTAGCTATGCCGGGTCATTCCCCAACACGCGCGCGAAAGAACAGGTCGATCCGTCTGACGTCGGCCTCCTCGACTCGTCGCGCCCGCGCCCGCAGGAACCACAGGCCCACTAGCCGCCCCCGCGCCAAAAGCAACGTGGACCCTGTCAATGCATCCGAAATGGCGGCTCCGACCGCCTTGGCACCCTGGAAGCCCGCTGCGTCGGTCACGACCGATACGGCGAATTCGTGGATCGCCCCGCTCTCGGTCTGGCTGGAGGCGTCCCTCACCATCTCCGGACCGATCGAGACATAGGTGCCCACAGGTACCCCCGGAGGGACCGCGTCATAGACTGCCCCCCCGACCAGTGCATCGAGCGTTCCGTCCGTTATCAGCCGTTGGTAGACAGCCGCCTGCAACGCTGCCGCCATCCCATAACTCATGAAAGTACCTCCTCGCTGGCAAAGCAGATCAGGTAGCGGCCAGCCGGATCTGCCTCGGTCACCGCAGTGATGCGGAAGACGCGGCTCCCTTCGCGAAAGCGCTGCTCAGGACGCGGTCGTGACGGTCTCCCCTCCGGCGCGCCCCTGACCGTGATCCGGTACCCAACCGAAGACACCGTGGCGGACTGCCCCGCCAGCTCACGCCCCGATCCGGGTTCGATCGCAGCCCACAGGTTGCCCTTTGCCACCCAGGTCATGAAAAAGCCCCCCGACCCGTCGGGCAGGCGCAGCGCCTCCTCAAGCACTAGCCTGCGGCCAAGCCGTGGCGGATTCATGCCTCGCCTCCGCCCAGTACCCGCACCGTCCGCCAACGCTCGATCAGGGCCATTACACCGAATGGCAGGGCTGTCGACCGGTCTCCGGCCTCGTGGCGCTGCTCGTGAAACTGCGCGGCAAGCAGTAGAACGGCCTGACGCAGATCCGCCGGCACATCCAGCCATGCGGGGCCGAAGCCTGCGGTGAACGCTACCTCGACAGTCCCGTCCGGCGGTATCGTCGGCAGGGCCCCTCCAATGCCGGCAAGCCTGGGACGGTGGTCGTCCTTCACCAGCCGATAGTTTGCCGGCGACACAGCGATCGCCGCTCCGCCGGCGTCCTTGACTGCAACCGACAGAATCTGCCCGACCGGCGCCACCGGCAGGGCATGTGCCTCACCCCCGCGCCAGCTCACCAGCACCAAGAGAAAATTACGGGCGATCAATGCCTTGCCTATCCTGCCTTCGATCGCGGACATCGCGGCCCGCAGATAGGATTCGGCGATGGCGTCCTGTACGGCGTCGTCGGCAAAACCGGTTCCCAGCCGCAGATGGTCCTTGAACTCCGGAAGCGGCAGCGCCGTCGCCGGCACCGCGCTTGTCTCGATCAACATCATTGCCTACCTCTGGTAGCCCGGCCCCCAAATGCTCCGGGCCGAGAGGTCTCCCGGCCCGGCGTCCCAGCATCACGACACCGCGAACTTCAGAAGCTTGATCGCGTTGAAGTCAGTCACGTCCCCGCCGACGCGCTTGGTCGCGTAGAACAGCACGTTCGGTTTGGTCGAGAAGGGATCACGCAGGATACGCAGGTCGGGACGTTCGGCGACCGTATACCCCGCGTGGAAGTCGCCGAAGGCCACTGCGTAGGCATCCGCACCGATGTCCGGCATGTCCTCTGCCACCAGCACGGGATAGCCCATCAGGCGTGACGGCTCGCCCAACTGCAACCCGTCCGACCACATGAAACGACCATCGGCGTCCTTCATCTTGCGCACGGCGCCTGCGGTCTTCGAGTTCATGAGGAAGGTGCCATTCGCCCGGTATTCGGCGCCCAGCGCATAGACCAGATCAACAATCGCATCCGAAGCGTTGGTGGCGGCAAAGTCTCCGGCCGCGCCGGTCGGAACGTAGCCCAGCGACCCCCAGGCCCACGACCCGTTTGCGACAGCAGAATAGCTCAGGAACCCCTTGGGCTTGTCGATGCCGTCCCCCCCGACAAAGGCTCCCGCCTCGGCACGGGCAAACTTGCTGGCGATACGTTCGGCCAGCCACCCCTCGACGTCGAAGGCCGCGTCGTCCAGCAGACGTTGACTGATCTTCGGCATCGCCGCGAGTTCGTGCAGCTTGATCGAGATGCGCTCAATGACCGGCGTCGTGGTTTCCGCGAAAGCCGCCAGCTCGGTCGCCCACCCTGACCCGAGATCGCTGCGATCGATCACGACATCGAATGATCCGCTCTCGACATGCACGACGTTGGCGACGGCACGTACGGAAACGGTCGACCGCAATACGCCCTGGATGCGTTCGGCCATCTCGGGATTGATCAGATAACCGCCGTCGGCGCTGACGGTCGTGTTCATCGCCTTACCTTCCAGATGCAGGCCGCGAAGCCCGTCGTCCTCGCCGTGGCGGACATAGGCCGACAGTGCCGTCCTGTGCGGGGCCTCGGTCTCGGCCGATGTGGACAGCGCCGGGCGCCCGGCGGTCAGTGTCTTGCGATCCAGCATGATCAGTCGCTCTTCCTGTTGTTGAATCCTCGATTTCAGTTCGTCGCGAAAGGCGTTGAATTCGCCTATGAAATCAGCAAATCGCGCCTTCACTTCCTGGGCCGGAGCGTCATGGACGCCTTCCCCGGCCCGAGCTTCCTGCTCGGTCGTCATCATTCCCATCACCTCAGTCAGACGTTGTCCTCGGACGGGCCTTCAAAAGCCCGCCAGCCTCCGGCGTGCATCAGAAAGGATCGCCGTCAGTTCCACCAAACTCTTGGCCAGCACGTCATCGGCCTTGGCCCCTACCCGTGCCTGCGGAAGCATCGGAAAGGTCACGAGCGACACTTCCCACAGGTCCACTTCGCGCAGAAGCCTGCGCCCCTTCGCATCCCGCTCTGCCCGAACCGTCCGGTACCCGATCGACAGCCCGTCGATCGCACCGGCGGCGACCAGGGCCGCCGCCTCGCGCCCCTTGTCGATGTCGGCGAGAAGTCTGCCGCACACCCAAAGCCCCCTGGCATCCTCGCGAACCTCGTCCCAGACTCCAATTGGCTGGGAAGGTTCGTGTTGCCACAATAGCTTGACCCGTCGGCCCTCGCGCTTCAGCCGCTCCAGCGACGACCGGTAGGCCCCCGCGATCACGACGTCACCCCCCTGATCCGCCAGACCGAAGAGCGATGCATAGCCTTCGATGCGGATGCCGCCATCGACGACCGTCACGTCACCCAAACGGGCAAACTTCGTCTCCAGGTCCCAGTGTTCGGTTCGCATCCTGCCCCCTCTCAAAACGGTGCATGCTCCAGGATCGACTGCGCAGCCTGGCCAAGGATCACGCCGACGACCCCGAAGACCGTCATCCACAGCCGTTTCTCAACGCCTGCAATCATCGCTTCTATCCGCTCCAGCCGCCGTTCGACCGTCTCGAACTGGATTTCCATGATCTTTTCGGTCGCCTCGAACCGGTGCTCGTGTTTGCAGTCAAACGGCTCTTTGAGGAAACGCGACCCCACGCCCGCTCCTGCCATCCTCAAGCCCCGCCTGCCAGCCGCGGCAATCCAAGGATGGCCCGCTTCTCGGCGTCAGTCAGAAACGCGGCCTCGCCAACCCGCCGCCATTGCTGGTCGCGCTCGGCGGCAAGCGCTGGCACCTGGTCCAGATCGGGCCGCAACTCCACCCGTTCTCCCAGATGCGTCGACAGCCAATGGCTGGCCGCCGCCGTGACCCGCGTTGCCAGCGGCAGCACAGTCAGCCGGTAGAAGGCGCGGTTCGCCTCCTGATAGTTGGCATAGGTCGCATCCCCCGTAACACCCAGAAGCATGGGCGGCACGCCGAAAGCCACGGCGATCTCGCGTGCCGCCGCCTCCTTGGTCTTCTGGAACTCCATATCGGACGGACTGAACCCCATCGGCTTCCAGTCCAACCCCCCTTCCAGCAGCATTGGGCGACCCGCGTTACGTGCGCCCTGGTGATGCGTCTCCATTTCCTGGATCAGCCGCTCGTACTGGTCAGCCGAGAGTTGGCCCTGCCCGTCCGCGCCCTTGTAGACGATGGCACCTGACGGCCGTGCCGCATTGTCCAGAAGCGCTTTGGACCAGGCCGAAGCCGCATTGTGAACGTCGATCGCCACTGCCGCCGCCTGTAACGGCGACAGTCCATAGTGATCGTCCTGCGGATGGAAAGCCCGGATGTGACAGACGGGATCGACGGATCCGGTCATGTCGAACCGGTGCTTGCGCCCTCCGACCGCATAATCATAGGCGACAGGCCAGCCATCCTGCCCCGGAACCAGGCTCATCCGATCCGACCGCAGGACATACAGTTCGGCAGGCAGCCCTCCCGATCCGACCGCCTCCAGGTAGCCATTCCCGGACAGCAGGACCTGCCCGTAGAGCGCCTCGAGCAACTCCGCCCGCCCCTGGCCAGGGTTCGGTCGGCGCATGAGGTCCAGCACCGGATGCACGTCAAAACGCCGCTCGTCGTCCTGGCAAACCAGCGGCAGTGCGGCCGCCGCCTCGGCAATCAGCTTCACCGCCCGGAACCCGACCGGATTGCCGATGAACCCGCTCTTCGTCAGGCTCACCGCGTCGCGCGGGCTCCAGGCCACCCGGCCGGACGTTCCCCAGGCGATCACCCGCCCGGTGGCCGAGGCCTTGGCCTCGGGCGCGCCTGTGCTGCGGCGGAAGAAACTCCAACCCATGCCCTTCTCCATCCTACTGAAGTCAGCCGCAAAGCGGCAAACGCGCTCAGATCCAGCCCAGCTGCGTCACCGGGCCACCGCGCCGTTGCGCCACCCCGGCACTCCGCCGGTTCACAGCGGCCGGACCTGTGGCCGCATCAGCCCCCGTGCGGCGTCGATCATCACATCTGTCAGCGCCCAGACCAGCGCATCTACCCGGTCCGGGCTGCCTCGGCCCAGATACCCCGCGCGCGTCACCCGACACATCTGATCCTCCAACATGTCAAGTCCCTTGCCGTGAGATATGCGCCCCTGTTCATACAATGCCGCCACCGGTTCGGCCCGCGCCACCTTGTTGCTACTGGCCGACACCTTGCGAACCGGCACGAAGGGATCAACGGCCCGCAGTATGTCCTCCACCAACGCACCACCCTGATTGACTTCGGCCACCACCCGCGCCGCGCCGTGCCGATGATAGGCATCGACCACCGCCTTGGCCCATGCCTGCGGCGACCCACCCGAAATGGTCGCATCTTCCAGAACGTGGGCGCGCCAGTCCTTCGGGTGTCCTTCCGTCACTGCGCCCACCACCACGATCCCACACTCGTCCGCGCCCTCCCGACCAGAGACCGACGGGTCAACCCCGACCACGATCCGGCTGAATGCTTCAGGTTCCACTGTCCGCGCCCCCTCGAGAATCGAGGTCGTCCACAGTGCCCCCTCTGAGTCTTCAAGCAGTTCACCCATCAGTTCCTGCCGCCCCAGCCGGGTTCCGCCATAGCGCGCCCGGACCTCCTCAAGGAAGGACGCCGCGAGATAGGCCTTGTTCGCCTCGGTCGGCGCATGAGTGATGACGGTCGAAGGGTTCTTCAGGATCGCCTTCAGGACTCCGACGTTTCTTGGCGTCGTCGTCACGACCTGTCTTGGGTTCTCTCCCAGCCGCAATGCGAATTGCAGCATGTCCCAGGTCTCCTCGGCTTTCTTCCACTTGGCCAGTTCGTCCACCCAGGCCGCGTCGAACTGCGGCCCCCTGAGACTCTCGGGCTCATGCGCCGAGTAGACCATCGCCTCTGCCCCGTTCGGCCAGACCAGGCACCGCCGTCCTGCCTGCCAGACCGGGCGTCTGTCGGGCGGCGTGCAGGCCAGGATCCCGCTCTCGCCAAAGACCATCACTTCGCGGACCTGATCGACCGTCTCGCCCACCAGCGCCACCCGCCGTGCGGGTCCGGCATCCATGGGGCGTGCACCCTCGACCTGGGCGCGGACCCATTCTGCCCCGGCGCGCGTCTTGCCAGCGCCGCGCCCGCCCATGATCACCCATGTCTTCCAGACTCCCTCAGGCGGCAACTGGTGCGGCAGCGCCCAGAACTCGAAAAGCCAGGGCAGCGCCATCAAGGTCCGGTCGCTCAGCCCGGTCAGGAACGCCTCAACCGTCTCCGGCGTCGCGGAGGCGAGCCAGGCGGCGGCCGATCTCGTCGCGTGCGGCCTCGAGGTCGAGCGCGTAGCCGTGGACTGCGCCTTCTTCTGTTCTGCGTTGTTTTGCAACCTTCGACCTTTCCTCCAGCGCCAGCTCGTACAGCGCCCGCATCTCGCGAACGACATGGGCAACGGTCTTGCCGTCCCACTGGCCCTTCTTGACCTTCTGGATCGCGGCGAAAACTTCGTCCGCCACGTCCCCGTAAAGTTCCATCACCTGGGAGAGAACCTTCTCTCCAGGCGGATCGTCACCCGAAAATCTGACTGTCAT